CGAGTACACCAGCAGCCTTGCGAAGTACGCCGGGCATGTGTCTTCCGCCGTTGGCCTGTCTCCCAAGCAGGTGGATGCTTTGATCCGTGGCTACACAGGCAGCATGGGCATGCTGTTCCTGTCCACGGTTGACGGGATCACAAGCGCAGGCGGCACTCGTCCTGCTGGTGTCTTCGGAGACCCTGCCAGCTTTCCCGGCATCCTTGGAAACATGTCTGGCGCGACCCGCATCCTGAAGACCGAGGGCCAGATCAACAACAAGTTCATCGGGGACTTCTACGAGATCAAGCAGAAGGTCACGGAGATCGCCACCTCGATGACGGAAGCTGCGAAGATAGGTGACATGGAGACGATCAAGAGGCGCAGCGAACAGATGCCTGCTGCGAAGGGCTTGTACACCGCCTTCAACGCAGCAAACGAGAACTTGTCGAAGCTCAACTCGCAGATCGACATCATTCGCAGGGATCCAAGGATGACCCCCGAGCGGAAGACCGAGCTTCTTGAGCGCCTGACCTCGGCCCGTGGTAAACTGGCCGAGCAGATGGTGAACGCGGCCAACAGAGCGGGGGTGTACAGATGAGTACGACCGAAGAGAAACAGGAGAAGTTCGCCATCGAGATGGCCGCTAGCGCCAGCAAGGGCGCTCTTGTCGAGAAGATCACGTTTGCCGGGATCCCCATCCTATTCTCGTGCGTGGTCTACTTGATGAGCGCCCTGTCCGCAGCGAACAACGAGATCATCCAACTTAAGTCCAAGGTCGCCGTGGTCGTAAACGCGGACAACAAGGCCATCCCTCCGCAGGGGACGACCATCGACATGGCCCAGATCAGGGAACACCTGTCTGACCAGATCGCTAAGGTCGAGAAGGAAAGCGCCTTGGCCCGTGCTGCAATGACCTTGGACCGTGAGCGGTCGATGTCGGCGGTTGAGAAGTCCCGCCTCGACATGGCGGCAGACGCCGCGCAAGCTAGGTCCGCCATACGTTTCGACATGATGAAGCTGGTGGCGGAACTTGATAAGCGAATCACCCTCATCGAAAAGGGGAAGTGATGGTCCGCACCCTCGCCGTCCTCTTGCTCCTGTCCACCCCAGCGATGGCGGTTGAGTGCGGCACGTCGGCTCCTGATTGGACGGGCCGCAGTTGGTTCCGCAGCCAAGGATGCTCCGTGGTCAACGGTCCGGTGATCGAGGTCCGCGTCGGCGAAAGCATGTGGCATATCATCGGCAATGTCGGTCGCCACATTTTTCCCGGCATGGTCTGGTCCAACGGCGAGTGGCGTCGTGACGAGAGCCTTGATCGTGTGTTATGGGAGGGCACTGCAAAGCAGACGTCCTCGTCCTGCCGACCGGGGGACAAGCCGTCCAGCGGATGGGACTTCTCAAATGGGTTGAGGATCTGCCTTTACGAGGGGAAGTAAATGGATCCGCTCACACTTCTTGCTGCGGCCAAGGTCAGCTACGAAGCGTTGAAGGCTGGGATTGCTGTCGGCAAGGAATTGCAGTCAATGGCCAAGGACCTTGGGTCCTTGTTCGACAGCGTGGCTGCTATCACCCGTGTTGCTGCCGACCCCAAGAGCAGCTTGATGGCGGGTAAGTCTGCCCAGCAGATCGCCATGGAGGCCTATGCCGCCAAGGCCGAGGCCGACCAGATGATGGAGGGGTTGAAGAACCACTTCATCGGGGAATTTGGAATTGCCGCATGGGATCAGGTACTTGCGGCTACTACACAGATCAAGAAGCAGCAGAAGGCTGATGCTATCCAAGCCGCGAAAGAACAAGAAGAACTGCTGAACTCCATCTTGGTGTGGGGGTCTGCTATTCTCGCGCTCGTTCTGGTTCTTGCCGTAATCCTCCTGATCTTCATAGGCCTCGTTCACCGCTAGGAGCTACAAGTTGGATCTCATCGCCAAGTTCGGCCCCCTGCTAAGTCAGGTTGCCCCGTCCATAGCCACTGCTCTCGGTGGCCCCCTTGCCGGGATCGCCGTCAAGACCCTGTCCAACGCGCTCCTTGGCCATGAGTCAGGGACCGAAGAGGACGTGGCCAATGCCTTGCAGAACGCCAGCCCCGAGCAGCTCTCTGTCATCAAAAAGATCGACGCCGACTTCAAGGTGCGGATGAAGGAACTGGACATCGACCTCGAGCGCATCTCCGCTGGAGATCGCGACAGCGCCCGGCAGATGCAGCGCGAGACCCGGGACTGGACCCCTAAAGTACTGGCCTTCTTCATCACATTCGGGTTCTTCGGGGCGCTCGTTTGGATCCTGATATTTGGGATCCCGAAGACGGGGACCGAGGTCCTTCTGATGATGTTGGGTTCCCTCAGCACCTCATGGACAGGTGTCGTGCAGTTCTATTATGGTTCCAGTGCTGGGTCGAAAGCCAAGACTGATGCCCTCACCGGGAAGGACAAGTGAGATGAAAGAGAACTGGGACGCCTGCTTCGCAATGGTCTTGAAGCACGAGGGTGGTTTTGTGAACCACCCAAAGGACCCGGGCGGCATGACAAATTTGGGAGTTACCCGTACCAACTGGGAACTCTATCTGGATCACGACGTGACCGAAGCGGACATGCGGGCGCTGACGCCAGAGATGGTCAAGCCCTTCTACAAGAAGAACTATTGGGATCGGATCAGGGGCGACGAGTTACCCTCTGGAGTGGACTATGCTGCCTATGATCTGGCAGTGAACTCTGGAACTAGCCGGGCGGCGAAGTACCTCCAGCAGATTGCGGGTGTCACGGTTGACGGGGTCATCGGACCACAGTCCCTGAAGGCCATCCAGAAGTGCGATGCCGAGGACGTCGTGGATGAAGTCTGCAACATGCGGATGGACTTCCTCAAGAACCTTGGCACCTTCGAGACGTTCGGTAAGGGCTGGACCGTTCGCGTCAACGACGTGAAGGCCAAGGCGACGGAGATGGCATGATGGCAAAGGCACCAATCTGGGAGAGACCACGGCCCGCGAAACTTGGATCCTCGAAGAAGCTGTCGTCCAAGCAGAAGACCTCTGCAAAGTCGGCGGCGAAGAAGGCTGGTCGCCCCTACCCAAATCTTGTGGACAACATGATGGCGTCGAAGAGGGGGAAGTGATGGCGAAGTCCCCGGCATGGCAGCGCAAGGAAGGTAAGAGCGACAAGGGCGGGCTCAACGCCAAGGGCCGCGCGTCCTACAATAAAGCGAACCCGGGCAAGCCCGGGCTCAAAGCCCCGCAACCAGAAGGTGGTCCCCGTAAAACCAGCTTCTGTGCCCGCATGACCGGCATGAAGAAGAAGCTGACCTCATCGAAGACCGCCAACGATCCGGACTCCCGCATTAACAAGTCCTTGCGGGCGTGGAAGTGCTAGATCAGCCACTCCTTGTGGCCTTCCTTCAGGACCATGGTGGCGATGTTGATCTTCTCGCGTAGCGCGCGGAGGATCTTCTCGTCCACCGTCCCCTCCGTCACGATGTCGATGTAGGTGACGTTGTTCTTTTGCCCAATGCGATGTGCGCGATCCTCACTTTGCAGGCGAACTTCCAGATCATAGTTGTTTGAGAAGTAGATCACCGTGCTTGCTTCTGTTAGCGTGAGCCCATAGCCGCCGGTCCGTGGTTGGCCAACAAAGAAGCGAAGCGGATGATCGGGATCTTGGAAGTCTTTAACAATCTGCTGTCGTTCGTCAGGCGTTGTCTGGCCATAGTAGGAACGTACAGACGGGGGGCCATACTCCTTGGCAAGCGAACGCTCAATCATCTGGATGTCGTAAGTGTAGTTTGCCCAGATGATGACCTTGCCATCGACTTCTTCGAGGGCTCCGAGAAGCTCGTCAAATTTGTCCGATTTCATCTCGATGACCGTACCATCGTCGGCCTTGAAATATCCCGAGCAAATCTGCTGCAAGCGGATAATCTGCGTCAGCACATTCTGAGCTGTGAGCGTCTTTCCCTCAAGCTCTGCAATCGCGGCCTTCTTGACAGTGGCATAGATGCGAGCCTGTTCATCGGTGAGTTGGACAAGGCGTTTAGTGTACACTTTTTCGGGAAGGTCTAAGCAGTCCTTCTTCAGGATGCGGTAGGAGAACTTGTCGAGGCGCGTCGAAAGCTCGTCAAGGTTCTGATACCCGACCACCTGATTGAAGGAGTGTGTCCCGACACTGCGGCGCAACGTGCGACAGTACCTTCCTTGGAACGAGTAGAAGCTGCCAAAGCCGAGGATCCACTCATCGAGAAATGCGCACTGGGTGTAGAGATCCATCGGGGTCTTGGTGATCGGCGACCCCGTCATGATGCGGCGGTAGGCTGCGGCCTTGCCTGCACGGATGATGTTCTTGGTGCGCTTCGCCTTGCCGTTCTTGATCGTCGTGCTTTCGTCCACGGCCATCAGGACTTTCTTGGCGCGCATGAACTTTAGTGCGAAGGCCAAACCTTTTTCTGTGGAAAACGCCTCGACGTTCATCACCACGATCTTCAGGTCTTCGTCATCCCTCAGGCACTGGTCCAACCGGTCGAGGTTCTTCTTGGATGTCCCGGGATCCCAGACAATCACGTCGTAAATTACGTGTTCTGGCACATGCTTGGGAAGCTCGATGGTCTCCCAGTTTTTGTAGACGCCCTTGGGGGCGACGACGAGGAAGCCGGTGATCTGACCCCGGTCATACAGCATCGAGACGGTGTCGATGAGGATCTTCGACTTGCCTGTTCCCATCTCTGCGAACAGGGCAAACTCCTTGTCACTCCACGACTTTCTCAGCGCGTCCATCTGATGCTGGTACGGCTGCATGCGGAACTTGTAGCGGTCAATGATGTCCATGGTCCGTTGCCCTTTCTGTTTGGCACACGGGAACATAGGATCAAGCCTGCAACTTTTGCAAGTCCGAGATTGTCAGGCTGTGGAGAAAAAAGCTTTCCGACAATCTGACAAACTTGTCAGGCTGTGGAGAAAAAAGCTTTCCGACAATCTGACAAACTTTTTTAGAAGACGGCTTGACAGACCCCCGGGGGGTGGGCGTAGTTTGTGTCCGTCCAACGGGAGAAAGCCGTGACAGTATACATAACGCAAGAAGTTCCCGGTCGCGATCTGTCCGACGCCTTGGTGTTTGGTGACCTCGATATCCTGCTCCCCGCAAAGGAACAGATCTCGTTGTCCGCCATGCCCACGGTCAGAAGGATGCAGCGCAAGCTGGCTAAGTTCACTTCGGAAGACTACCTCATGCTGTCCGGAGATCCGGTCTGCATCGGGATAGCCTGCTGCCTTGCTGCGCTCGCTAACAACGGGCGGTTCAGGGTGTTGAAGTGGGACAGGATTGAGAGCCGGTACTACCCAATCGAAGTCGATCTTTACCAACGCTAGGAGATAGAAAGTGGACCTAGAAGACATCGCAATGCAGTTGTCCAGCGTGGACAACAACGATCTGAAACAGGTGTCTGGCCTTGTGCGCCAGCAGTTGATTTTGGAACAGCGTGTGGAAGACCTTACTGCCGACCTAAAGAAGGCACAGGCCGACCTCGCACACATCTCTGGGGAGGCCCTGCCCGCAGCACTTGCTGAACACGGCCTCACGGAACTGAAGATGGCTGACGGTTCGAAGGTCACGATTGCTACCGTGATCAGCGCGAACATCAGCAAGGAACGCGCGAACGAAGCCCATGATTGGCTCCGTGCAAACGGCCATGCCGACCTCATCAAGAACACGGTGTCCGTGGTCTTCGGTAAGGGCGAAGATGCGAGAGCCGCTGCGTTGATCAGCCAACTGGACTCGAACGGGTGGGATCCCGATCAGAAGGAAGCTGTTCACCCCAGCACGTTGAAGGCTTTCTGCAAGGAGCAGATCGAGCGGGGGTCCGACATCCCCAGCGAACTGTTTGGTATCTACATCGGTCAGAAGACCACGATCAAGAAAGGGAACTAACATGTCCAAGAATGCTGTTGCTGAAGTTAAAGAAAGCTTCGTCCCCGCCCTTGTTACCGAGGACTTCGAAGGCTTTGCCGGGATGGGTCTCGATCAGGTCCGCACCGAGGACATGTCGATCCCCTTCCTGCGCGTCCTCGCCCAGCTTTCACCACAGGTGAACAAGCGTGACGGGGCCTACGTGCAGGGCGCTGAGGCCGGTATGATCTACGACACCGTGGCCAACGAAGTCTTCAACGGTGAAGAGGGTCTTGAGGTTGTGCCGTGCTACTACAGCCGTCGCTATGTCGAGTGGAAGCCCCGTGAAAAGGGTGGCGGGTACGTCAACTCGTACAACGCTGACGACCCCATCGTGAACACCACCTATCGCGATGACCGTGGCAACGACGTGCTGCCCAACGGGAACCTCCTCACCAACACAGCACAGTTCTTTGTGCTGCGCATGGACGCCAGCGGGATCCCGCAACGCTGCCTGCTCACCATGACTTCAACCCAGTTGAAGAAGGCGCGCAAGTGGCTGACGCAGATGCAGTCCCGCACAGCGATGGGCAAGAACGGTTTGTTCACCATGCCCATGATGTCCCAGACCTATCGTCTTCGCACCGTCGAGGAGCGCAACGACAAGGGGTCATGGTTTGGGTGGGAGATCTCGCACGAGCGGTCCCTCAATCTGGCGTATGCGAACGACAAGTCCACGTTTGGGATGGCGATGGAGTTCTCCAAGTCGGTGAAGGCTGGTGAGGTTAAGGTGAAAGAGGAACAGGGTGAGCAGGCTGCTCCTGTGCATGACGACTCCGTCCCGTTCTGATGGCATACCGGGGGACCACAGGTTGGTCCCCCTTTTAATTGGGGCCGTAGAATGGACCTTGCACAAAGATACTTCACCCTGTTTGCTGGGAATAACCGCGCGCATGGAACCTTCAATGTTCAAAATGACAGGCAGCGCGATGGGAAGAAGCAGGGACAGGCGCGCATCCTGCGTGATCCTCCGACCGCGAACCATTGGACCGAGCATCTAAGCGGCGGCACCGGACTTGGCATCATCCCCATCAAGGACAACAACCGTTGTCATTGGGGGGCGATTGATATCGACGTCTACAATCTCGAACACTCCTCCCTGATCCGTCAGGTCGAGAAGCATAGCCTCCCCGGTGTCGTGTGCCGGTCGAAGTCTGGCGGCGCTCACCTGTACTTCTTCTTCAGCGAGGAGATAGCAGCGGCGGACTTGCAGCCAAAGCTCGTCTCACTGGCCGCGCTCCTTGGCTATGCCGGATCAGAGGTGTTCCCCAAGCAGCAAGAGATCCTTGTTGACCGTGGGGATACCGGTAACTTCCTAAACATGCCATACTTCGCTGGCACACGGACCACCCGCTACGGGTACAACGACAAGGGAGAAAGCCTTGGACCTGAAGAGTTTATTGACTTTGCTACTGGGCGTAGCGTTACCCCTGATACCTTTCTTGACTTTGAAACTTCCCCGAAGAAGGCCGAAGAGGTCCTACCCAAGGGTCCGCCGTGTCTCCAGCAGCTTGCCGCACAGGGGTTCGGTGAGGGTGGTCGCAACAATTCCCTCTTCAACCTTGGTGTATACGCACGTATGGCTGCTCCCGACAAATGGGAGGAGCGTGTCCGTCACTACAATCAGACGATGATGATCCCCCCTCTCTTCGACAAGGAGGTGGAGATCATCATCTCCCAGCTTACGAAGAAAGAGTACTTCTACAAGTGCGATGACCAGCCCATCGCCAGCTACTGCAACAAGGAGGTCTGCATCGGACGCAAGTTCGGCATCGGCCCCGGGCAGAAGTCCAATGACCTTGCATCGTTGACCAAGATCAACGGCGATCCCCCGGTCTGGATCATGGACGTGGACGGTAAGCGCGTCGAGCTTGGTACAGAAAGCCTCGTCATGCAGAAGCAGTTCCAGAAGGACTGCCTCAACCAGATCAACCTGTACCCCAAGACCATGAGCGAGAAAGCGTGGTCCGCGCGAATGCAGACGCTGCTTGCTTCGCTCACCATCATCGAGGCTCCCCCTGAGTCCACCGCCATGGGCGAGTTCGAAGAACTCCTCACATCCTTTTGTTGCGACCGTGCGCGTGGCGTCGAGCGAGAGGAGATCCTGCAAGGCATCGCGGTGTGGGCCGACGAGCATGTCTACTTCCAACTGCGCGATCTTCAGAAGCACCTCAAGGCGAACGCCTTCCTGAGATACAACAACGTGCAGCTAGGCCTGCGGCTCAAGGAGTTGAAGGCCGAGAAGATGGATTGGCGAGTGAAGGGCAAGACCGTTCACCTCTGGTTCCTGACACAGAAGTTCTTTGCTGGCTCTGAAGACATCAAGCTTGACCTCCCGCCCCTCGACATAGCGGACCCCTTCTGATGCACATCATCCTTGGACCCCCCGGCACTGGCAAGACAACGAAGCTCCTAAACATGGTCGAGCAGGCCATGGACAATGGGATTCCGCCCGACAAGATCGGATACTTCTCCTTCACCCGGCGGGCTGCGGAGGAGGCGATCACTCGCGCCGTCAAGAAGTTCCATGTGTCCTACAAGGACCTCCCCTACTTCCGCACCCTGCACAGCCTCGCCATGCACCGGGCAGGCATCGACCGCAAGAGCGTGATGAACCTCTCCGACTACCAGAAGTGCGCCGAGTGGCTGAACATCGGGGCCTTCGCCGAGACGAGGCCTGTCGAGGAGGGTCCATATCAGGAGTACGGGCTGGGCGACCGCTACCTCGAAGTCATCAACATGGCCCGCATCTGCATGCTGCCCCTGCGCACCGTCTACAACCGGTCGAAGGCGGCGATGACTACGGACTTCTCGAAGGTCGAGTACGTGGACCGTGGCCTACGGGCCTACAAGAAAGCGCACGACCTCTACGACTTCACCGACATGCTCGAGATTTTCATCGCCCAGCAACTGTCGCCCATGTTTGACATCGTGTTCGTTGACGAGGTGCAGGACCTGTCGCCAATACAGTGGGCCATGCTCCACCAGATAGCCGCCCGCAGCAAGGAGGTCGTCCTTGCAGGCGACGACGATCAGGCAATCTACCGGTGGGCCGGTGCCGACGTCGAGTACTTCATCCGCCTCAACGTGACGAGCGAGGTTCTCGGACAGAGCTACCGCATCCCGGCATCGCATCATGCCATGAGCCAACGCCTGATCCACTCCGTCCACCACCGCAGGCAGAAGGACTTCCTTCCACGGCCCGAGGAAGGAAGCGTGATCTGGCACCGGCACAGCGAAGAGGTCAACCTTGAGCAGGAGGACTGGCTTCTCCTTGCCCGCACCCGCAAGCTCGCCAAGAAGCTTGAAGAGGAGGTGCGCCAGCGAGGCCTGCTGTACTCCTTCAGCCTGTCCAAGGATATGAACCACCAGTGCGTGGCGGCAATCCAGTTCTGGGAGGCGCTGAGGCGCGGGCAGAGCCTGTCCGTGAAGGACATCCGCTTCGTCTACAAATACATGATCCTTCACAAGCAGATCCTGCGTGGGCACAAGACGCTGCCCGACATCCACGAGGACACGCTCCTCGACATCGAGGCGCTGAAGACGAGCCATGGATTGCTCACGGACGAACCGTGGACCGAGGCCCTTGGTGCGATCCCCGAGAACGAGGTGATCTATTACAAGGCTTGCATGCGCAGAGGCGAGGACCTGACGAAGGAACCACGCATCCGCATCTCCACGATCCATTCAGCGAAGGGGGCCGAGGCAACTAACGTGATGCTCGTCACCGATTGCCCACAGCGGATCACGAGTGGGAGCATAGATGCCGCTGAACTCGATGACGAGAAGCGTGTATTCTACGTGGGTCTGACAAGGGCGAAGAAAGAACTACACCTAATCCACCCAATGGTTTCAAGAGGGTTCCCACTCTTATGACGGGTACGGACTTAGAGGTCTACGCTGTCTGCGCCTGTGGCAAGGACGATCTTGTAACGACTTTGCGTAAAGTGAAGAACGCATGGCCGTTCTGTTCCTGCCGTCAATCCATGAAGGTGAGCAATGACATACCAGTACACGCACGAGACCGAATGGGTGATGCCGGACAGCTTCCCCGATTTATCCGACGCCCAACTTATCGCAATCGACCTTGAGACATACGACCCCGGGTTGAAGGAGACGGGCGCTGGGTGGGCCACCGGCAAGGGGCACATCATTGGCATCGCTGTCGCCGTCGAGGGGGCCTCGTGGTACTTCCCTATCCGCCATGCCAATGGGGGCAACCTCGATGCGCGCATGGCCCTGCGCTGGCTGGCCGACGTCTGCTCGAACCCTGACTGCACCTACGTCTTCCACAACGCCATGTACGACATTGGCTGGCTGCGCGCCGAGGGCGTCGAGATCAAGGGGCACATCGCCGACACGATGGTGGCCGCGCCCCTGCTGGACGAGAACCGCTTCAGTTACTCGCTCAACAATCTTGGCTTCGACTATCTGAACGAGCGCAAGGACGAGCGCGCCCTGCGTGAGGCGGCGAAGGAGATGGGGCTCGACCCCAAGTCCGAGATGTATAAGCTGCCCGCCCACTTCGTGGGGCGCTACGCCGAGCAAGACGCTGCCCTCACCCTGCGCCTGTGGATCCACCTCCGTGGGCTGATCATCGCCGAGGAGATGTCCGCCATCTTCGATCTGGAGATGCGTGTCCTCAAGGTCTGCCTCGCCATGCGCGCCCGAGGTGTGCGCGTCGATCTTGACAAGGCTGAACAGGTGAAGAAGCGCCTGCACCTTCAGGAGTTGAGCATCCTTGAGCGGGTGCGGGACGAGACCGGCGTGGACGTCAACGTCTGGGCTGCGGCGTCCGTGGCCAAGGTCTTCGACCATCTCGGCGTCGCCTACCCCCGTACAGCCAAGAGCGGGGCTCCGTCCTTCACCAAGAACTTCCTTGCCACCCACCCCCATCCCCTTGCGCAGGCCATCGTCAAGGCGCGCGAATTGAACAAGGCCCGCACGACCTTCATCGACTCGATCACCAAGCACACGATCAATGGTCGCATCCACGCCGACATCCACCAGCTTCGGTCTGACGACGGCGGGACGGTGACGGGCCGGTTCAGCTACTCGAACCCCAACCTTCAGCAGATTCCTGCGCGCGACGGTGAAATCTCCCCCCTAATCAGGGGGCTGTTTTTACCCGAAGAGGGGTGCCAGTGGGGCAGCTTCGACTACTCCTCACAGGAACCACGGATCGTCGTCCACTATTCCCAGATCCTCGAACTCACCGGGGCGGACAAGTTTGTCGAAGCGTATGGGGGAAATCCACGGACTGATTTCCACCAACTTGCAGCCGACATCGTGGGTGTCCCGCGCAAGCAGGCGAAGACCATCAACCTTGGATTGTTCTACGGGATGGGTGTGAACAAGCTGGGCGAGCAACTCGGCCTCGATGTCGGCACCGCCAAGGAGTTGTTCAAGACGTACCACGACAAGGTGCCCTTCGTCCGTGGCCTCACCGAGGCGGTGGCCAAAACCGCCAACCACCGAGGCGTCATCCGCACCCTGCTTGGCAGGCGCTGCCGGTTCGGACTCTGGGAGCCCAAGACCTTCGGTGTTCACAAGGGACTGCCTCTGGAGGAGGCGCGCAACACCTACGGGGAGACCACTCCCCTGAAGCGGGCGTACACCTACAAGGCGCTGAACAGGTTGATCCAAGGGTCCGCTGCGGACCAGACGAAGAAGGCGATGGTGGACCTCTACGAGGCCGGGATCCTGCCAATGATCCAGATCCATGACGAACTGGCGATGTCGGTGGAGAGCAAGGAGCAGGGCCAACGGATCATGGAGATCATGCAGAACTGCGTGGAGCTTCACGTCCCGTCCATCGTGGACGCCGAGCTTGGCCCCTCGTGGGGGGAGGCGACTATGAGTCTGGAAGATGCATTTAACTCGGGTGAAAACGTACCCTAGTTTAAGGGCAGTTTTCACCCGGGCCGCAACCCCATGTAAACGCGAGCCGCGCGTCCGGATCTCGTCTTCCTGCGCAACCCTGTGTCGTAGACCATGTTGGCTAGAACAAGGTCTCTGATGCGGGCGGATGCAGTCTGGTGCCGCATCGACAAGGTCTGCTCAACCTCATCACAGGTCAGTCCGTCCAAAGATGAAAAGATGCACTGGTATACTCTCGACATGTCAGCCTTGAGGAACTTCGCGTAGTCCACTGCGGCGGCATGGCTCGTGTCTGACCCTTCAACGTAGGGGACGTCTGCGTTTGTGTAAGGCATGTCCTTCTCCCTTGATCAAATGGCGGGTTCAATAAGGCCTTCGAGGATCCCTCGTAGGTAGGCCTTGTCGGCGGGCTTGAGGTAGTAGCCTTCGCCGTACTGGCTGAAGATGCAGATGTTGATCTTCTCCATGCGCGACCGCAGTCGGTACATGATCATGCGGTCTGCGTTGTGGTAGGACTTGCCACCATGGAAGGTCGAGAACAGCGGCTTCAGGTCATCCAAGCGGACCATGGGCTTGATCAACAAAAGCTCAAGGACTGCTGCTAATTGTGTGGATAACTTAAATTTCCTTTTGATATCAAGGATGTACGCGCTGGTCTCTTCCATGTCCGTGCTGCCTATGTCCGTTGACTTTGTTTACTATTACCATCAACTGTCATCATTGTCATCTGAGATTATCTGGATGTTTCGGAGCCTCCTTTCAAGGTGATGGTTTTTGTCGTCGAGTTCTACGAGCTGTTCGTGTGCCCGCCTAAGCAGGGCGCTTGGATGAAGACGTGGGAAGTTTTCCCTCCAAGCGACGGTGTCCGCGAAGTATTCCTCGATGTCGTGGAGTAGGTTTGTTGTCGTCGTCACCATGGCTCTTGCGCTCCTTGATGTAGATTAGGGGGAGGTGGTCCGCGCACCACGGACAGTGGGTGCCGGGGGCTGGTTGACCACAGAAGACACGAAACCCGTCTTCTGTGATCGTGTCGGTGACCCACCTACACTCGAAGGGTGACGCAGTCAGAACGGTACATTGCTCATCTTCCTGCATCGCTTTCTCCGAGTGTAGGGTCTTGTCAGAAGAGGCCCTTCTGGGAAGGGATCGACATTGCCAGACGGATGTACCTCTCACGGTACTCCGCTGACTTCCTATTCAGCTTCTTGTCCCAGTTGTCCCAGCCAGCGACGTGGCAGGCGGCAAGCTGCTTGTAGGAGGTAGCCCCCACCGAGATGCACTTCTCGACGTGGCGTAGGCCCGCCTCGATCTGTGCGTCACAGGAGGTGTGGAGATCCTTGGACGATATGCCAAGGGCCACCCCACTGTGGGGCATGACTTGCAAGGGGCCGACGGCCCTGCCGTGTCTGGTCTTTGGACCACGGATGTTACAGGTGAACCCCGACTCCAGCTTGGTTAGGCGCAGCACGTCATCGACGTAGGCTTCGCCAACCTTGGAACGGGTCGCCTTCGCCACAGCGTTGGCTACCTCCTGCTTGTCGTGTGAAAGGGCGGCGGACTTTCTGACTGCCACCCTCTTCTTGTCCGGTTCCTTGTCAGGGAGTTTAAGACCCTTGCTCCAGAACTCTTGATCGTTCCGAAAGAACTGTCCTGCGGTTTCTTCCTCAGCCTTCAGAAGGCTTGGGGACAAGGTTGACAACGCTAGTGCTGACGCCGTCAAAATGTACCCTGACTTGATTTTCATGCGTAGTCTCCGTTGTTACGGGATAAGGCCGCATTGCTGGAGCGGCAGTCTCTTCCTCTGGGATCGGTGTTGCCTTGGTGAACACCTCCTTCGCAAACTGCGCGGAGAAGGCAGTGTAGTTTATCTGGTCAATGTAGCTGTCGTCCAGCAGGGGGTCGAAGCGGCGGCGAGCGAGCTTGATGCACTCCATGACCAGAGAGATGTCGTACTTGCTGTAGTTCGTCCCCGACATGATGGACGCAAGCTGTGCGGCAGTGTCAAACAAGTTGTCCTCATTTCCATATGATTGGGCACGGTTGTTCAGAATCTCGACACACTTGGTCAGGATTTCACGATGTTGCATGCTTCTTCTCCCGGGGTGGGTTGGGGTTGATGTTTACGCGCGTACATTCTCAAGCCATGGAGGACGGTCGTATGATCCTTCCCCATCTTGCGGGCGATATCCAACAGGGACATCCCCTTCTCATGCCGCAACCGCCAAAAGATCTCGCGTCTGGCGATGGACAATCTCTTGAACCGTCTGTTCCCCTGCAATTCTTTGAGGGGGATGTTGTGCTTCTCGCTCACCTCCTGTGCGATGATCCTCCACGGTGGCCTGTAGTCCTCGAGCTTCTCGAAGAGTGACGGTGGCTTGACTGGTTCAGGTGGGGGTGGCGCTTCTACCACCGCCACTATTTCCAGAATTATTGGCGGTGGTGGGGGCGGCGGGGCTCTCTTTTCTGCAAGAGCCCGAGCCGCTTGTTGTGTTCTCATCTCAAATGCCAGCTTCTGTTGTCTGGCATGCGCAAACCAGTCGGTGTTCTGGTCAACGTGGGTCATCACTTCTCCCTTTCTACTAACCACAGGCGTATCTGCCATGTCTTTTCCTCAGCGCGTTGGGACACGACGAGGTGCGGTGGGATCAGGCCCATCTTTTGATAGCGCCTGAAGCTTCCCCGAGCGGATGCGGCTTCCGTCCGTCCTTCAACCACGAAGCTATCACCCACCTTCATGGATAGCCAAGGGTACAGGGGATCCTTGCGGCTCTTGGTGATGGGCGGCGGGATGTCGGTGTCGATGGAGATCTTGTCCATGTCAGCCCTCCTTTGGTGCAGGGCTGTCGGTGTGGTTGATGATCTCCAAGTCCGCATCAGTCTCAACCCACAACCGCGCCAAAGACGGCAGCGGCTCGTCTGGCCGGTACACAACCCTTGATGGTCCGTTGATGTTGACGCCCATGCAGAACTCCACCTTGTCACCGTCCTGAACGCGGACGGGCGGGTGCCTCGTTCCGAGGTTCTTGTTCATCTTCAACCTCTTCTGGTCCATGTGGATTATTTTCATGACTCTTCCTCCAGTGCTTTGCGGGCAAACTCTCTAATATCTTTGATAGTCTGAGTTGGATCAGATACGCTGACAGGATACCATGCATAGATATGGGCCAGCGCCGCCTCCAGCTTTTCGATGTAGTCGGCTGCTTCATGCATCGTCACATGAAAGGGCTTTTCCATGCCACGCTTGCCGGGATAACCACGCAGCCTCCTTACAAGGTCACTCATCTTTCCCCTCCAGTGCTTTGCGGGCTGTGTGACCACAATAAGCGCCGCCGTCATAGTATTCGATGCCGCAG